CTGAGAGGGTCTTTACTAGGGTTGTATTCTTATAGGTTTGTCCTTTGTCATAACAGGTTTCAATTATAGCAAGTGGTTCGTAGCAACCCTTTACAGGACACACTTCTATAAAATCAACATCAATTCCAGCAAGACCTTCGTATTGTCTATGCCAATCGTTGTACAATCCATTACTAAAAGCATAAGTCCATCTAGCCATTAGGTTTATATAAACTATAAGTTAGTGTTAATTCTTCATCATTCATAATATCTTTGGTTGTTTTTAAGTACCATTTATTATTGACCTTTACTCTTACACAATTAGATTGTTCAGCGTGGTTTATAAAACCACCTAAAGGTGTACGATAAAGTATATCATCAACCTCAATATGAGAGATACCTAGCTCGGTATTTTTTTTAATTTCTTTTGTAGCAAACAAACCTAGACCATTAATAGAACTAGCTTTGATGGTGCAAAAAATTGGTAGTGGGTTATAATTCATTTTTTCTTTAACATCTCAATCTCTAAATCTTTAAGATCAATCTGTCCCTTCAGTGTATCTATTTCTTTGTCTTGTAATCTTATGTAGCTATTTTTTTCTTTAATCAGTTGCTTTAGTTTTTTTATCTCATCATGTAGTTTTACATCATCAAAGATACCTTCATGGGTCATCACTTAGATACTCCAAAGGTTAGTCTCATCATTGCAGTTTTAGGATCGTAAGTCCAATCACCTATCTCTATCTTACTACAATGGGTAAGCATCACTGCCACAAATATGATAGTAATTATCCTCATTTTATTACCTCATTCTTTTTAAAAACTAATCTCCATAACCAAGAACGAATTATTGAAACAATAGTAAAAATTAAAGCAATATTTATACTATCTAAAATACTTGGATATAAGTTAAACATAGGAAATATATAAAGCTGAATAAGAATAGCTAAAACAAAACCACTTCCAACATCAATTATGCTTTCTAAAAAACTACGCATTTAGTTTCTCCGTAAAAAGTAATATGAGTGCTTTCATTTCTGATACCGACAGTAAATCAAATCCAGCTAATTTATAAATTAAATCTACTTCGTCTTTAGTAAAATTAAATTCTTCTGCTGATATTATTTTTTGTTTAAGTGAAGTAACTTCTTGTAAATTTAATCCAATCATTTTCAATAAACTAGTTTCCACAATAACCCTCGCACTCCGAATTGAATAAATCCATTTGTGGGTCCTCTTTACCAAAATCTACTTCATCAATCGGCATACAGCTGCGGTGTAAATATAATTCATCATTTACTTTTGTAGCCTTTGCACCATCTTTAAATTTTTCTGTGTTCCTAATCGCTTTATCCATTGCAACAACCTCAGACCATTCTTCTTTATTTTTTTTTATCTTTAACCATTCCTCTGTTGAGTGATAAGGACAAAAAGTACAGGCTGATCTTGGTGGTGTTGGATAACCTTTTTCTTTCATCCATTTTTTACAGTCCTCTCTTGATAATTTTGAATCAATTAATGGATAAACATTTGTAATATATTTTATTTGATTGGTTTTCATTCTAAAAACTTCATCAACAGATATACCCATGATCATTTCAACAGATGTACCATTTTTCCTTCTCTCACCCTTTTTTAATCCTAATAACTCTCTAACTTTTTTAACCACTGGCTTGATTTTGTAGTCTGCCGTGCATTGTCTACGCAACAATCCCTTTTTTCCGGTCGTTGGATTTTTAGTATAAAATGGTGCGGTGAATGCTTTATGTTTACCTTTAGCAGCATTTAGAATATCCTCTTTTAAATTTCTGTAAATAACTCTATATACAGGATAATTTAATTGTTTTTCTAACCAGTCTAACCATGTGTAAACATTCTTTGGTTCTCCTTTAGTATCTGCAAAGATTGCTGCATCAACCATCGGTATCTCGCCATGTTTAATTTTTAATGCTAATGTTGAACTTTGTACTCCTGCACCAAGTGATAAAATTCTAAGATTAGTTTTCATTTAATAACCTCAATCTTTTTTACTACTGATCTTGGAAACACATTGACGTTTGATACATCAAGACTACCATCCTCAGTTACAGAATAACCTGAGAAAGTCCAAACGTGCTTCTTATCTTTCTTATATAAATAACCTTCATCAACACAGACCGATAGCTTAGTCTTAGTTATATTATCTTCGTGCATCCATGTTTCATCACTAGCAGTTATGTCATACCAAGTGATACGAACTCTTTTGTATTTAATTTTTTTCAACGAAGTCATAGAAGTCATTGGGTTGTACTTGTTTGTTTGTGCCAAAGTAAATCTTCTTCATCTCTTCTTTACGAGGTATTCTTTGACCCCAGGAATATCTCCATACATTTGTTGCTGGATTAATATTATGTATGCCACATTGCCTAGCCATTTCTGAACAACTGAGCTTATTCTTTTTCATGTAGTCTTTTAATTTCATAAGTCCTTTCTGTTGATAGGCTGTATTACCAAAAAAGTTATGCACAATCAAGGGTTATTTAGGTATAGACATAGTGGAAAACTAAGTATATATAAAAAGAAAACAATGGATTTAAAAAAACTATACGAAAAAACAAATGGTGGTCTAGGTCAAGATCACTTTAGCTTTACGCAGCTTTCCAAAACAAAACCTATTGGTATGTGGATTGTGGATTACTTTGTCCGAGATCAAAAGCGTAGAAGAGCTGACAAAAAAAACTTTAAGCTAGGGTATGGTTCAGTATCAGGGAACGTAGCACAAAGATTGATTGGTAAGTATGTATTCAAAGGTGCAGAGAGAGAAGAAATAAAAAATAGAGATTACAATACCATATTTAATTATGAGTACGATCTTTATAAAAAAGAAAGCTACGATCAAAGGGATGATAAAATTAAAGAGATGGTCGTTGAAAGATTACACGATACTATTAAGAATGTACTTAAAGTAGTTAAAGAAATATTTGGCAGCAAACCTTTGATGTGTGAAAGATATGTATCAATGTCTCCACAAGGTTTAGGTATAGATATACTAGGTCGTATAGACTGGGAGTCAGATCAAATATTTGCAGAACAAAAATCAAAACCTCCTAGTGCAAGAGGATTAGATTTAGATAATGTAAAAATTTATACACAAAAACTACCAACTGAACCTGACCCAATAAATATAAACCAGGTTGCCTTTTATAGATTAGCAACAGAGAAACAACCTTTCTTGTTTTATGTTAATGAAAAAGATTATATTATTTTTGACAACAATCATCCTGCATTATGGGATGATCATTTAGAATATTGTTATAGCGAAATGGTACAGAAAGCTATGACCATACAGAGATTACTTGAAGTAAGTAATGGCGATCCAAAGGTAATGGCAGGTCTTGTAGAGAAACCTGATCTATCACATTGGACTATGAAAGATGCTAGTGCAGATCAACTAGCAGTAATAAAACAACTATGGGGATAAACATGAAAGAAAAAATAGACAGAGTAAATGAGTTATGCAGAAGAGACGGAGTGTATAAAAACCTAACAACAGGTCAGACAACTGTTTCTTTATGGAGCAAGATTAAATATTTTAGACAAGTTTTTGGTGATCAACTTGGGTTTGATGTATCAGTCTTTGAAGAAGAAGATTATTACATTGCTAAGTGTAAGATCATAGCTTATGATCCTGAACGTGTGTTAGCTACAGGACATTATAAACAATTTAAAAAGAGAAATGGCACATACATTCAAGGTGCTTTGCCTATGGCAGAAAGTTTCTCTATTTCACGAGCTTTAAGTTTTCTTGGTGTGTTGGATAAAGACATAACCTCCCTCGAAGAGTTAGAATCTTTAGGTATACCAACCACCAAGGAAGCTAAAGACACCTCAAATACAAGAGGTGTACCCGTCAAACAAATTGTAGAGGAGTTAAAGAAAGCTCCACATGAAACAAGATTAAATCATCTTCGTTATCATGTTTATAGACCTACGTTTGTAGAGACACAAAAAAATCATCCAAAAGATTTTAAATTGCTAGATAACGCTTTCAAATCTAGGATGAACTTAATAACTAAACAGGAGAAAATATAATATGGATAAGATATATATAAAACTTATGCCTAATCACGACAAACAGCCAGGTGATAACAGACCTAGCTTTGTTGCACCTATTAATCCTAAGTCGCCACAAGGTAAGACTTGGAGAATAGGAGCTAAGATAGGAAACACTTGGTATAATCAAGCAGCGTTTGATGATACACAAGAAGATGGAACACCTACAGGTGGATTGAATGTTGTACTTACACCAAGCGATAGTAGTACACCTCAATCAAGTAGTGGGGGTAAGCCACAGCAATTTGGTGGGTATAATAAAAAACCTTTTCAAAGAACTGGAACTTATGGTAGAAGATAAAAGAGCTTAGGCTCAATCGCTACGAGACGGAGTTTTAGCCTCCCCTTGGCTTCCTTTCAGTTGTTTTTCTCTGTCTCGTGGCTCAAAAATTATGACTGATGATGTATATAAAAAACAGATAGGCGGTGATCACTACTCAAGTATGCCTATACAAGCTAGTGAATTTATCAACAAGAACAACATTCCGTTTGCCGAAGGTAATGCTATAAAATATCTATGCAGACACAAGGCTAAAGGTCAAAAACAAGACTTGCTAAAAGCTATCCATTATGTAGAGATGGCAATAAAAAGAGACTATGATTGACAAAACGGAAAAAAGATATATAAGATACCGAAATGGCGAAGCAAACTTTACTTATATAGAAAAGTTTGATGACGTTGAGAAGGCTGCTGACCCACAGAATAAAGGTGAGTTTGTAGAAGTGAAAATCAATAACTTAAAATTTGATTTTACAAAAGTGAAGGAGGAAAATGGTCGAGAACCAAATGGTAGAGATCAAGAAAGACCTGCAAAAGACGAGGGACTTACAAAGAAAGAAAAGTAAATTGTATGTTAGACATTTGCAGAGAGCTAATAGATTGAAGGCAGAAAGTTATAATCTTCATCTAAAGGTTGCTGATCTTACAGACAAACTAATGAGAGCCTAGCTCTTATTAATTAAAAAAACAACAAAGAGTTGTGAGAACAACTAAGGGAAGCTATGCACTTTGAAATAATAGATAAGAAAAAAAAACAAATTAGACTAGGCATGAGAGCTATCATGTATAGAGAACTATCACCAAGAGAACTACAGATATATC